GAGAGGGAGTTCTCTGCTGCCCGTCGATCTGGCAAGAAGACTTTTGAGTTTGACGGCAAGAAATTCTCTACCGAGTTGCGCTCCGATAAAAAGGGTGGCGGCTCCAAGGTAACGTCAGAGCCTCCTGTCATCGTCAAAAAGGAAGACCTTGGCAGTCAGGACTTTTCTTCTAAAGCGGCAGAGAAGTCTGGCGGCGCTCCCGGTTATGCCGTTCCTGTTGCATTGGGTGGCGCAGGTGCTACCGCAGCCTTAGCCAAAATGATGATGGGCAAGCCATCCTCGACCTCGCCCCGTGTTGAACCCACATTGAGTGCAAAAGGTTCTGCCAAGGGTATGCCGGGAGGAAGTCTGAAAGACCCTTACGCCATGAACTTGGGCGCAGACCTTGACCCAAGAACCACGTTGCGTATGAATCCGCGCATGGGTGTAGACAGTCAGGGCATTGAGTTTAAGAAGGGCGGTAAGGTCAAAAAGATGGCGTCTGGCGGCAAGGTTTCCTCGGCGTCTAAACGCGCAGATGGGTGCGCGGTTCGCGGCAAAACCAAAGGAAGGATTGTGTGATGGCTAATTACAGAGAAGAAAGTATTGAGAATATTAACGAGCGCAAGCGTCATTTAAACAAAGCTGATGCTGCTGCTGCACAACGCAAACGAGAAGATACTTACAACAGAGAAGTGCGTAAGTATGAAAAAGAGCTACGGCTGAACCCCCCCGGAACCCTAGACTATGACCTTACTAAAGGGTTCGATCGAATGGGGGATGCGGTACGTTCGGTAGGTAAATCTGTTGGTGTTAATACCATGACCAGCCGCGACGATGATGAGCAAATGAAAGCTCGCAAGGACGTAAAAGGATATAAAAAAGGCGGCAAGGTTTCCTCTGCCTCTGCCCGTGCTGATGGTTGCGCTATTCGTGGTAAGACGAAGGGTCGAATCCTATGATGCCAAGCCGTGGTATGGGCGTAATGAACCCGAAGAAGATCAGGTCGATTAAAAAGCGGGACGGCAACGAGCCGGTCAAGCTGTTTAAACAAGGCGGCGAGAGCAAGGTAAATCAGGCTGGCAACTACACCAAGCCCGGAATGCGTAAAGCTCTGTTCAACCAGATCAAAGGTTCAGCAACCCAAGGCACGGCAGCAGGGCAGTGGAGCGCCCGTAAGGCGCAGCTATTGGCTAAGAAGTACAAAGAGAAGGGCGGGGGTTACCGTGGCTGAAAAAGAACCTGTAACTGAATCCGCTAAAGAAGTAGCGGGCAAGGCAATTGGGCGTCATGGGCTTGTTTACATAACCATTATCGTGGCTATGGGTGTAGGGGCTTCCATTGTATTGGAAGAAGGCAAAATGGCTGCGGTTATGGGGTTGTTAGGCGCTTCTCTTACAGCACTAATCTCTATGCTGAACGGCGTAGCGGGCGCATCCCCCCAACAGGAAAAGCCAGAATTCGAAATTATGAAGCAGTTGATTGATCGACTGGATCGGATGGCTGATCGTGATCCTATAAATGTCGCTGTTGATAAGGATCGTGTATTGGTTACCAAAGGTGATACCGAGTTAATTTCGGGACGATAAAAATGAAAGCTCCGCAACAAAGCCTGAAGTCGTGGACGGAACAGAAATGGCGCACAAAGTCAGGCAAGCCATCGTCTAAGACCGGGGAGCGTTATCTGCCGGAGAAAGCCATTAGTGCTTTAAGTCCAGCGGAATATGCGGCGACAACGAAGGCAAAGCGGGCAGGTAAGGCAAAGGGCAAGCAGTTTGTTCCACAGCCCCCGAAGGTAGCAAAGAAGGTGGCTAGTTACAGGAAGGTCAAATGACAACGTCAGGAACAGCATCGTTCAACCTAGACCTCAACAATATCGTTGAGGAGGCGTTCGAGCGTTGCGGCAAAGAACTGCGGACAGGCTACGACCTGCGTACAGCCCGTCGCAGTTTAAACCTGCTGACCGTTGAGTGGGCAAACCGGGGCGTTAACCTCTGGACGATTGAGCAAGGGTCTATTGCTCTGGTCGAGAACCAGTTTGTCTACCCGCTGCCTGTGGATACCATCGACCTTCTGGAACACGTTACCCGTACCGGGACAGGACAGAATCAGCAAGACCTTACGATCACCCGGATCAGCGTCTCTACCTACGCGACCATCCCGAACAAGAACGCCACAGGGCGTCCGATTCAGGTGTGGGTGGATCGTCAGTCGGGCGCGACCTATCCTCCGAATGGAAGACCCGCAGGGACAAATACAACCACGGGCGTGGACCATCCGCAAATTTATGTCTGGCCCGCGCCCGATCAAAGCAACTACTACACCTTTGTTTACTGGCGCTTGCGCCGTATTCAGGATGCCGGTAATGGTGTTCAGACGCAGGACATCCCATTCCGATTCCTGAACTGCATGATTGCTGGGCTGGCGTATTACCTCGCTCAGAAGATTTCTCCTGAGATGATTCCTGCTTTGAAGGTGCAGTACGACGAACAGTGGAAGTATGCAACCGAGGAGGATCGAGACAAGTCCGCAGTCCGGTTTGTGCCGCGCAGATACTTTATCGAGTAAGGCATGGGAAACAAGTTTGCATCTGGCAAGAACTCGATTGCGGAGTGTGACCGCTGCGCTTTCAGGTTCAAGCTAAAGCAGTTAAAACGGCTGATCATCAAGACCAAGAATGTCAACATTCTGGTTTGCCCAGAGTGCTGGGAACCTGATCAACCGCAGCTACAGTTGGGGATGTATCCGGTGGATGATCCTCAAGCGATTCGCAATCCAAGACCGGATTTGAGCTATCGCATATCGGGTTTGAGCGGGTTGCAATTGGTAAATACTACTGGTCCTGACCAAAATCAGACTGGTACACCAGAGGGCGGTAGCAGGATTTTCCAGTGGGGGTTTGCTCCCGTTGGTGGGTCAAGGGCAAATGATGATGGCTTAACACCCAATAATCTTGTTCTTGGAATTCAATTGGGTACAGTGACGGTAGTAACCACATAGGAGTAATCAATGGAAACTGGCAAGATGAAAAAAATCGCCAAGCAGGAAGTCAAGAAGCATGAGAAATCCATGCATGGCAAAGGCTACGCCAAAGGCGGCGTGACTTCCGAGGCAATGAAGAAGTACGGGCGCAATGTTGCTCGCACTATGAACCAACGTTCTACTTCGCGGGGTGGCTAATGAATACCGACAAGTTCGAATATTTCCCGGCTGAGACTGCTGACCCATGCGGTAAGTACGTCCAGCCCAAGCCTTATACACAACCGACTCCTAACACTGGCTATCCGAATGCCATTTCGAACACGCAAACTCAGCGTACTCGCGGCACAAAGAACACCAGCAAAGGCTTCGGTCACAGCACCAAGATGGGGTAATCGGTGAATTACACTGAACTGAAAGCGCGAATTAAAGCGTATTGCGAGAACGACTTCCCGCAAGCGGTTGGCGCTGGGGGCTTGACCTCTGATCAGCAGATTGCGACCTTTGTCCAACAGGCAGAGCAGCGCATCTACAACTCAGTTCAGTTCCCTTCGCTACGCAAGAACGTCACTGGTGCAGTCACGTTGGGTAATAAGTACCTGTCCGCGCCGGGAGACTTTCTGGCGGTCTACTCAATTGCGGTGATCGACCCAGTCACCAATGAGTATTTGTACCTGCTCAATAAGGATGTGAACTTTATCCGGGAATCGTTTCCTTCCGATACTGTTCCCGACAGAGGCAAGCCGTACTACTACGCACTCTTTGGACCAACCACGACCAACAATACGCCACCTGTAATTACTAACGAGTTGACGTTCATCTTGGGTCCGACACCGGATGCTGCATACGGCGTTGAGTTGCACTATTACTACTACCCTGAGTCAATCACCACGGCTTCTTCAGGTCAGACATGGTTGGGTGACAACATAGATTCGATACTGCTGTACGGTGCAATGATGGAAGCGGCGGCGTTCATGAAGTCCGAGAAGGACGTTGTGGATATGTACACAGGTAGGTACAACGAAGCCCTGATGCTTGCCAAACGTTTGGGCGATGGCATGGAGCGTCAGGATGCTTACAGGTCTGGTCAGTACCGGATGGAGGTCAAGTAATGGCGTTCACTGGCAACTACACCTGCAACACGTTTAAACTGGGTCTTGCCAGTGCGGACTTTGATTTTGCAACTGGCACAACTGATGTGTTCAAGATTGCCCTGTACACCAACGCTGCGACCTTGGATGCATCTACCTCGGCATACACCACAGACGGTGAGGTGGTTGAAACTGGCTATACGGCGGGAGGCGAAATACTGACTCCATCCGTTTCCATCTCTGATGGCGTGTCGTTCATTGACTTTGGCGATGTGTCTTGGAGCGGGGCATTTACTGCCCGTGGGGCGCTGATCTACAAAGACGGTGGAGCGGCAATTTGTGTTTTGGACTTTGGTGCTGACAGGACATCAACCTCTACGTTTCAGGTTCAGTTCCCTGCCAATACCAACAGTTCGGCTTTGATTCGGATTTCTTAAGGAGCATGAAATGATTAACAGCAAAGCAAAATCCACCGACAAGGTCTTCGCAGAAGCCGCTGCCGGTGGTGCATCTCAAGAAGGCGCTCGCGGAGGCGGCGTGTTTTTAGTTGAGTGCTACGACAAAGAGGGTAACCTCAAGTGGAAAGAGGACTCCAAGAACCTTGTGGTGAATGTCGGCTTGAAGGACATGAATGACAAATACTTCTCTGGCGTGTCTTACACCGCCACTTGGTATCTGGGTCTGATTACGGGTCCGGGTGCTGGCACGACGATTGATCCGGGTGACACGATGGCTACCCACGCTGGCTGGACTGAAAACACTTCGTATAGCCAGTCAACTCGCCCTGCTTGTACCTTTGGCGCAGCAACAACCGCTGACCCTTCAGTGATCAGCAACTCGGCTTCAGTGGCTGTGTTCTCTATCAATGCCACAACCACAATCGCTGGCGCTTTCCTGACCAGCAACAACACCAAGGGCGGCAGCACGGGCATTTTGTTCTCGGCATCGGACTTCCAGTCTCCGGGTGACCGTGCTGTTGTTTCGGGTGATACGCTGAACGTCACCTATCAGTTCAGCCTTGACGCAGCATAAGGAGCAAACATGGCTACGAAATACACCAAGGGTCAGAATGTCAAACTAGCGTCTGTCGCACCGCAAGGTCCGGTTGTTGCGCTTCGCATGGATGAGGACGGCACGTTCTTCTATCTGGTGGAGTGGACGGACGATGGCGGCACTAAGCATCAACGTTGGTTTGAGGAAGACCAACTGGCTTCCGCTTAAGGATGTACGGACTACTGCCCTACTCGACCGCGCCATACTCATCACTTTCCGGTGCTGTTTATGCTGTGACGGTTGCAGAATCTGCCAATGCCTCAGACACTCTGAGCGCACTGGCTACGTTCGCCGCTCAAATCAATGAGACGGCAACGGGGGCAGATTCCGTCTCTGCACGGGTAGTTTTCCAAACTACGATCACAGAGTCCGCAACAGCCTCAGACTCGATCTCTGGCAGCGTCACCTATGTGGTGACAGTCATTGAACTAGCGACTGCGTCCGATTCAATTTCTGCCAAGGTTGACTTTGGGACGAGCGTCTTTGAAAGCGCCACAGGTTCTGACGCTATCAGCGCCAGCGCAACGTTTACACCATTTGTCTCAGAATCTGCGACAGCTTCCGAAACCGTGGTGGCTCGGGTGGTCTTCGTTTCAACGGTCAGTGAGACGGCAACCGCAGCGGACTCTATCTCTGCCGGAGTTGTTTTCAATTCGGCTACGGCAGAGCAAGCCACAGGATCAGACTCGATTTTTTCAGCCGTGACATTCGGCTCCAGCGTAACCGAATCCGCATCTGGTTCAGATCAGATTAGTGGGGCTGTGGACTTTGGTGGGTTGATTACCGAGTCATCAACTGTCTCTGACTTGATCTCCGCGATTGCTACATTTGTTGCGACCGCAGCGGAAACGGCTACAGCAGCAGATTCAATCTCTTCCTCTTTTGCGTTTCCCGCAAACGTAAATGAAAGCGCTACAGCGTCAGATTCTTCATTGGGAAGTTTGCTATTTGTTATTAGTGTTGATGAGTCTGCTGCAATTAGTGATCTGGTTAGTGGTGCAATTGATTTTGGTGTGCTGGTGGCAGAAAGCGCAACAGGTTCTGACAGAACATCAACATTGCCAATTTATGCGGTGTCGGTAGCAGAACTTGCAAGAGCATCGGATAGTGTTTTGGGACGCTTGCTTTGGGAACTGATTAACGATAGTCAGTCGGTGACTTGGAACCTGATCAATGCACAGAACAGCGATACATGGTCGGTGATTAACACCTCTGACTCAACTACTTGGAATGTCATAAAGACATCTAACTGATATGCCACTTGTCGTTAAAGATCGGGTAAAAGAGACCACGACCACCACCGGCACGGTGACAGTCACGCTTGCTGGGGCAGTGACGGGATTTCAGTCGTTCTCGGCAATTGGGAACGGCAACACTACCTTCTACACGATTGCGGGCGGGGATGAGTGGGAGGTGGGTATTGGAACCTACACCTCCAGCGGCACAACGCTGTCGCGGGATACGGTTCTTAGTTCCTCAAACAGTGGATCGAAGGTCAACTTCTCCGCAGGAACCAAAGATGTATTTGTGACGTATCCAGCAAGCCGTACCGCAACAGGCGGGGGCGGCGTTGGCGCATTGGTTGTTAATGCCTCGACGGTCACCGAAAGCTACTCGCTAGATACCGGATTCAATGCACAATCGGTAGGACCAATTACTGTCGCCAGCGGGGTATCAGTGACGGTCGCGTCTGGTCAAAGATGGCTGGTTGTGTAATCATTTGACAAGAGGAAAGCAAAATGCCATCTACATACTCAAGCAACCTAAAGATTGAACTCATCGCTCTTGGTGAGCAGGTTGGCACTTGGGGAACCACCACCAACACCAACCTCGGAACGACGTTGGAACAAGCAATCGTTGGTCGTGCAAACGTCTCGTTTACAACGGATGCGAACAAAACCCTCACCCTGACCAATACAAATGCCTTGCAGGATGCTCGGGCATTGTTCTTGAACCTGACCTCCAGTGTCAGCCTAACCGCTACCAGAGACTTGATTGTTCCGGGGATAAGCAAAACCTACATCATCAAGAACGGTACGACAGGTAGCCAGAGCATTCGGGTGATTGTTGCTGGGGTGGGATTCACGATCCCGAACGGCAAGACTGCGCTGGTCTATAACGATGGCACGGACGTAACCTGTCAATTTGACTATACGGGTGACCTGACTGTTACGACGCTAACCTCTCTAGGGGATGGAACCTTTAGCGGCACTGGGCAAGTCAAGTTGCCAGCAGGAACCACAGGGCAGAGAAGCGGGTCGCCAGCCAACGGCATGATTCGCTACAACACTACGCTAAGTCAGTTTGAGGGATATGGCGGCGGCTTGTGGGGTGGCATTGGTGGCGCACAGGCGGGCGGTGCAATCATGACTAACAAGTCCACTGCATCGGTGAGTTACATCATCGCAAGTGGAGAGAATGGTTTGAGCGTAGGTCCAGTCACCATTGATTCTGGTGTGACCATCACAGTTGCAACTGATCAGCGTTGGCTGATCCTGTAAGGAGAAAAGAATGACTACAACTATCCGAGGTACGGATAACACCGCAGCAGCACCAGCCCTTACGGGTACTGACACAGATACCGGCATATTCTTCCCCGCTGCGGATGCTGTAGCGATAGGTACGGGCGGCTCTGAGAGGATGCGGATTGATGCGTCGGGGAATGTGGGGATTGGTAAAAGTTCCGCAATTACGAACTTGGATGTGCTGAATAATATTATGGCAAGACCAGCAGCGACATCTGGTTCTGGCGAACTTATTGCCGCAGCATCAGATTATCTGTCGTTGCCTTCATACATCAACACAGCACTTAGGCAGTATGGCTCTACTGCAACTGGCACATTCTACGGACTTACTAAAGCTAGTTTAGGAATACTAGAATTTGTTAATACAAGCGCCGCCGTGGTTGGTACAAACGGTAGTACGCCAATTGTTTTTGCTACTGCTGCCACCGAACGTATGCGTATCACTGCCGCCGGTGACTTCCAATACAACAATGGTTATGGTTCTGTAGCCACTGTTTACGGTTGCCGTGCATGGGTAAACTTTAATGGCACAGGAACTGTCGCTATTCGTGCTTCCGGGAACGTTTCTAGTATTACCGATAACGGCGGTACTGGTGACTACACAGTAAACTTTACGACTTCAATGCCGGATGCGAACTATAGTGCGGTATTTGGTGGGCAAGGGACAACTGGGGCAGTGTTTGCTTATGCGACAGGTAGAGGAAATAACGCCACATTACAACAAACCGCAGGAGCGCTACCAATAAGGTGTGCAAACGGTGCTAACGCAACAGTAGATTTGTTAATGGTTTCTGTTGCAGTCTTCCGCTAATCAGGAGTAAACAATGAGCAAAATTGCCCTATCCGGTGATGCAGCGGGAACTGGTACGTTCACGATTGCTTCGCCTAATTCAAACAACAACAGAACACTGACGCTGCCTGATGCTACGGGTACGGTGGTTGTTACGGGCGGCGCTCAGACAATTGAGTTTGCCGCTGGCTCCGCATCGGCTCCTTCTGTCGCATTTACCGGAGACACCAACACCGGCATATATTCTCCGGGCGCAGATAGGATTGGCTTTGCAGAAGGTGGCGTACAGGCTGGTGAGTTTGATGCCAGCGGTAACTTTTTGTTTAACTCAGGATATGGCTCTGTTGCGGTTGCTTATGGATGCCGTGCTTGGGTGAACTTTGACGGCACTACAAACGTCGGTGGATTTTGCACGGCTAGAGCAAGCGGAAATGTGTCGAGTGTTGCGGATAACGGTACGGGCGATTACACGGTCAACTTTAGCACTGCAATGCCGGATGCAAATTATGCAGTTACCGTCTCACAAAGCATCTCTTCTGGAGGTGGTGCGACAATTCAATTTACAAGAGAAGATTTAACAGCAAGAACTGCTAGTGCATTTAGGACACGAGTAGCAAACACTTCATCTACTGCTGTAGATTCCGCGCAAGTTAATGTCGCTATCTTCCGCTAAACGACAATCATGAACAAACGAACCACAGGAGTAAACCATGCCATCACTAATTAACTCGGATGACGGCGTAGTCTCCGGCTCTGCTGGTCTCAAAACCACTGGCGGCAACGACGGCATTTTGGTGTTCCAGAGCAGCGGAACTGAGACAGCGCGTATTACGTCTGGTGTTTTAGCTGTATCGGCAACGTCTACAACAGCGTCCACTGTTAGGCTTTATGAAGATACCGACAACGGATCAAACTACGTTGATCTGATTGCGCCTACTTCTGTAGCGTCAAACAAAACAATTACGTTGCCCGATGGTACGGGTACAGTTGCGGTGAATGGGGTGAGTGGGGTTTTGGTGTCTGGAACTGCGATTACGCTGACAAACCAGACTGCGCCAGAATTTACGTCAATTCCAAGTTGGGTGCGTCGGGTTACGGTGATGTTTCAAGGTGTGAGTACGAATGGCACAAACCCTGTTCAAATTCAAATAGGTTCAGGAAGCTATACAACCTCTGGGTACGTATCGTCAGGTGCAAGAGTTACTGGCGCAGGTTCGTCTGTTGTTAATTCAACTGTCGGGTTTATTATTAACAGCCCTGCAATATCCGATATTGTGTCTGGCAACGTCACTATTACTAATATTACGAGTAATTCTTGGACTGCGGCTTTTTCTGGTAAAGGAAGTACAACGCTTTGCGTGTTTTCAGGTGGCGATGTGTCGTTATCAGGTACGTTAGATAGGCTACGTATTGTAGGTAGCACAACAGGTTCACCTACAGACACCTTCGACCTTGGAACCATCAACATCATGTGGGAATAACAATTTAACCAACTAACTAAAAGGAGCAAATAATGAACCAACGAATTGTTTATCAAAACGACGAAGGTGGCGTGTCCATTCTTATCCCAGCGCCCGAATGCCTTCAAGAGCATACGATTGAAGAGATCGCTGCCAAGGACGTACCTGCGGGCAAGCCCTATAAGATTGTGGATGTGGCTGACGTTCCGTCTGATCGCACGTTCCGCAATGCGTGGGAGGTTAATCCCAATACGCTTACCGATGGTGTTGGCGCTGAGTCCAACGAGTTCCCTGCTAAGGAGGAAGCATGATTACCGTAAACATGACCAAGGCAAAAGCGATTGCTCACGATGCTCGTCGTGCTGCTCGCTCTGCTGAGTTTGAGCCGCTTGACGCAATCATCATGAAGCAGATTCCCGGCAACGATGCCGCTGCTGCTGAAGCCGAACGCCAGAAGATTCGCGACAAATACGCCGCACTTCAGGCGCAGATGGATGCCGCGCAGACTCCTGATCAACTAAAGTCTCTGATGCCGCAGGTGTAATTATGTTTGGAGACAAAGACCTAATCAAAGCAAAACTCGATGTCCGGGCAGAGATGATGCGCCTTGAGGCTGCATCAACTGCCAAGGAAGTCGCTGGCAAAGCCATCGGCAAATGGGGACTGCTTGCCATTACATTGATTGTTCTAATTGGTGTTGTTGCAAGCATCATGCTCGATGAGGGCAAGATTGCTGCGGTGATTGGTCTTGTCTCTGCCGCGCTGACTGCCCTGATCCAAATGATCAACGGCATTGCTGGCGCAACTCCGAAGCAAGAGAAGCCAGAGTTTGAGGTGATGAAGCAACTGATCGAACGTCTTGACCGAATGGCAGACCGTGATCCGATCAGCGTAGCGGTTGAGGGAGATAAAGTCATCGTCAAAAAAGGTGATGAGCAGTTCACAAGCACAAGGGGGTAGCATGGTTCCAATAGTGGGCGCATTGCTTGGTACGCTGGCAGAAAGCGGTTTAAACCTTCTGTCTAGCGCCATTCAAGCCAAGGGCAAAGAAGTCGTTGAGAAGACCCTTGGAGTCAAGATTTCCGACAACCCTTCCCCGGAAGAAGTAGAGAAGCTCCGTCAACTCCAGTACGACCATGAAGAGCGTCTGCTGGAGTTGGGCATTGAGAAAGCCAAACTGGAACAGCAGGAACTGGAAGCGTTGCTGGCTGCACAAGCCAACCAAGAGAACAATGTCTCTGAGCGTTGGAAGGCAGACATGGCTTCGGATTCTTGGCTCTCCAAGAACGTCCGTCCGGGGACTTTGGTGTACTTGTTGACTGCCTACCTGATGTTTGCTTTGTTGGACGGCGCTGGCTACAAGATCAGCGAAGCATACGTCTCTTTGCTTGGGCAGTGGGGGATGTTGGTGATGACGGCTTATTTTGGCGGTCGGACGGTCGAGAAGGTTATGGAAATGCGTAAAGGAGGCAAAGAATGAGCCTTGCTAAAGAACAGGCTGCATTTCTTCTTGATGCTTGTAAGTTAATCCAATATGCCACCGAACAGGGATTTATGGTGACAGGTGGTGAATTGGCTCGCACACCCGAACAGCAAGCCCTTCATGTAAAAGCAGGTCGCTCCAAAACCATGAACTCTATTCATTTGAAGCGATGCGCTGTTGATCTTAACTTTTTCAAAGACGGCAAAATTATTTGGGACAAATCAACGCTTGCTCCAGTTGGCGCTTATTGGGAGTCGCTTCATCCCAAAAACCGTTGGGGCGGGAATTTCCGGTCGTTGGTTGACTGCCCACACTTCGAAAGAAATGTTTAAACGTCATGGCATTTACCAAGGTCAAGATCAAACCCGGACTCAATCGAGACACGACTAACTACGCCAACGAAGGTGGTTACTACGAGTCCGAGAAGATTCGTTTTCTCTCAGGTTACCCGCAAAAGATTGGCGGGTGGGTAAGCGACCCCACGGTTTCAATCAACGGCATCTGCCGTGAGATGTTTAATTATGTCACCTCCAATAGTGACAACATTCTTTGGATAGGAACGACCAACCACCTGTATGCGGAAGTCGGCGGCAACTTGCAAGACCTGACCCCGGCTCGCGCAACGTTTACATCACCTGCCACGAACAACTGTTTTGACACGACCAACGGGTCGAGGATCGTTAACGTCAACATTGTTGGTCATGGCGTCAATGCCACGGGTGAGTACGTTACATTCTCTGGCGTAGTGGGTCCAATAGGTGGCATTCCGCAAGCAGAATTCAACGCAGAGTTCCAAGTCTATGCGTTGGTTGACAGCGACAACTTCCAGATTCAAGTAACCACCGCAGCCACTAGCACAACAACTGGCGGCGGCACTGCCATTACAGCAGTTTTCCCCATTCTTGCCGGGAACGATATTGATCTTTACGGATACGGCTGGAGTGCTGGAGCATGGAGTCGATTGGGCTGGGGAACAGGTACGCTGACCCCGCTAGTCATTGATCAAAGAGATTGGTGGTACGACCATTTTGACAATGACTCTGTCATGAACATCAGAAATGGTGCGCCCTATTACTGGTCGTATGAGTCTACCTTTTCTGTCAGAGCAGTTCCAATGTCAACCGCTGCGACTGCGGCGGGATTTGTGGGTGCAAACGTACCAGCCCAAGTCATGCAATTGATGGTCTCTCAGAATGACCGACATCTTTGCGCTTTTGGTGCAAGTCAATTGGGATCGGCAACATTTGACCCAATGTTGATTCGTTGGGCTGCATTTAATGAACCATTAAATTGGACGCCATCCACAACAAATTCTGGAGGATTTTATCGTTTATCTCGTGGGTCAAAGATTGTTCGAGCGATTGCTACTCGACAAGAAATTTTGGTATTTACTGACTCTACTATTTATTCAATGCAATTCACTGGAACAACAGATGTATTTGCATTTCAAGAGTTAGCAGATCATATTTCAATTGCAAGTCCACGCTCGGTAACGGTTTCAAATAACGTGGCGTACTGGATGGGGCAGGACAAGTTTTATATGTACTCTGGTCGCGTGGAGACGCTGCCATGTACATTGAGGAATCTTGTATTTAGCAACCTCAACTATGAACAAAAGAATCAAATTATCTCCGGCACGAACGAGCGTTGGAACGAAGTCTGGTGGTTCTATCCAACCGGAAACTCGACTGTTCCTGATTCATATGTCATCTACAACTACGCAGAACAGATTTGGTATTACGGAACGTTGACAAGAACTGCTTGGCTTGATTCGTCATTAAGGGTTTATCCTCAAGCAATCAATGGTCAATACTTGTATGAGCATGAGAATGGCATAGATGCGGATGGTGCTGCCATGACTTCATACATCATCACCTCTGACTTTGACATTGTGGATGGAGATGAGTTCTTATTGATTAAGCGAATGATTCCAGATATTAACTTTGCTGGATCAACTGCTGCTACTCCAAGAATTCTGTTGACGGTCAAGCCGCGCAACTTCCCCGGCTCAAATTACATGAGCGCCAACCAGCCTCTGGTGGAGTTGTCCACAACTGTGCCGGTTGAGCAGTATACGGAACAGATTTTTATCCGCGCTCGCGCTCGCCAGATGGGGCTAAAGATTTACTCGGATGAGTTGGGCGTAATGTGGCAGATGGGTCTTCCTCGACTGGACGGACGCAAGGATGGTAAGCGGTGATTATCAAAAAATTCAGAGCGCCAGCCCTTCCTATACCAAAGAGGGACTACGATCAGATGGAGCAAACCGATCTGATCAGGACTTTACGTTTGTACTTCAACCTATTAGATGACTATCTCAACGCACTAACAAATGAGGTAAATGATTTTATGGAACCTTTCTCCGCAACATCGCTTGATGCTTTTGGAAGGCTCCGTATCGCCCAGCCTTACACGCTATTTGATAGCCAGAACCGCTATCAGAAAGACCCCCAGTTCAGCGAAGAATTGGTCACTAGCGGCACTGCTACTTATGTGGCTAATGAGTCGAGCGTGGATTTGGCTGTCACTACCGCATCAGGCAGCAAGGCGGTAAGGCAGACGTTCAGAGTCTTCCCATACCAGCCGGGAAAGAGTCTGATGGTGCTGGCAACTTTTGTCATGAATGCAGGTAAAGAGAATCTGCGTCAGCGGGTAGGCTACTTCAACACGAGCAACGGAGTGTTCTTCCAAGTCAATGGCACGACAAAGTCGTTTGTCTTGCGTACCAATACCTCCGGTACACCAAGCGATGTCAGAACAGTTAATCAGGCAGATTGGAACGGTGACAAGCTAGACGGAACTGGCGAATCAGGAATTACGCTGGACATTACCAAAGCACAGATTCTGTACATGGACTTTGAGTGGCTGGGCGTTGGCTCGGTTCGGTGCGGCTTTGTAATCAATGGCACGTTCTATGTCTGCCACACCTTCAATAACGCCAATGAAATTGACAAGGTCTATATGACCACCGCCATTCTGCCGGTGCGTTACGAAATTGAGAATACCGCAGCAACGGCATCCGCTTCTACGATGACGCAAATCTGCTCTTCGGTGATCTCTGAAGGCGGTTATGACCAGAAGGCTATCCCGCAGTGGGCGCGGCGCACCACGGTCTTGACAGGCGTTGGCAGTGCGGCATTCGTTCCGATTGTCTCCATTCGACTCAAAAGCACCTCCCTTGGCGCGGTTGTGATTCCTTCGGTGTTTCACGCTATCCCGATTGCCTCGACCTTGGATTACGAGGTTGTGCTTATCAAAAACCCAACTCTGACAGGCGCTTCGTTTACAAGTAATTCAACGAATGTGGAACTTGACGTAACTGCAACCGCCCTGACCGGCGGGACGATTGTTGATCTGGACTACGTCTCCGGCAGCAATCAAGGCAGCGGGGTAGTAAGCGAAGGCTCCGACTATAACTTTGACTTGCAACTGGGGGTCAGTATCAGTGGCACAAGCGATATTTATACGCTGGCAGCAAGAACCATTTCAGGTACAGATGACATCATCGGATCGATGTCCTACTATGATCTAACTGATTGACGTTTAAACACGAACAGGGATAATGTCGATATGAACCAAACCGCCCAAAACCTAGCCTCTTACGGCAGACACGGGGATACCACCCTAGTCCATATGTCCCCGCAGGAAGTCAGGGGTCTTCAGGCGCTCGCTCGAAAGAATGGCACAACCCTGACCATCAACCCGCACACGGGCTTACCGGAGGCGTTCAGTCTTAAAAGACTGTTGCCGATGATAGCGGGGGGTGTTTTGACTGCCGCTTCTGGCGGGGCGCTATCTCCCCTGACCATAGGTTTGATGACCGGTGGCATTGGAGCCTTGGCAACCGGCAGTCTGAAGGAAGGTCTGATGATGGGTCTGGGAGCCGCCGGTGGCGCTGGCTTGGCTGGCTCTGCGACAAGCCTTGCTGCTCCTGCGACCAGTGGGGCTGGGTCGGCTGCTGGTGCAACTAGTGCGGCTGGGTCGGCTGCTGGTACGGCAACCGTCCCCGGATCGGTAGCTGGCTCTAGCGCGTATGCGCCAACGCTGACATCCTCACAGTCAGCTGGCACATTGGGCTTTACTCCAAACGCTGCTGCTTCCCCTAGTTTGACAACCGTTCCCGGATCAGTGGCTGGCTCTAGTGCATACACCCAGCCAACCATAATGGACACCAGTCGTGGTGCATTTACGGGCATGGAGGGAGGCGGTGCTGGTAGTGGTTACACTGCAAACACTGTTGCAAGTGGTTCTGGATACCCATCCTATACATCAATTGCCCAGCCAAACGCTCCCATAGTCCAACCAAGCATCATAGAGCCATCAATCAGCAGTTCTCTCACTGACCCCGCAGGAGCAGCGTTGGGTGAGACTACTCTCGCGCAAGTTCCGCCAAGCTCATCTGGCTTAACATTTGACAATATGTCCAGCAACCTTGCTAGGACAAAAGAAGGCTTTGGCAAAGCGTTTGAATCAGGCGAAGCCGCCAGTGAATTCTTGGGTAGCAACAAGATGAATTTGGCAATGTCGGGAGCGCCGCTTCTGATTCAAGATCAGCCAAAGATTGCTGAAGAGGAGTCCTATATTCGTCCTTACACGCTGGATATTGAGAACGTGTCTGACCGTCCGGCATCAGCCAGCGGCGTCGAGGATGAGCGTTTGCGTTACCGCTACACAGCCGGTACGCCGTATCGTGCGGCACAGGGCGGCATCATTGCGTTTGCTGAAGGCGGCAACACTCCTGATGGGCAGGAGTTGAACACCAACCCCGCGATGATGATGCGCCGAGATCAGATGCAGGTTCCTCCGCTGGCGGGTATTCTTGATCCAAACCGTTTAAACAACTACTACGGCAGCGGCAGTATTCCTCAAGGCTATGCCAAGGGTGGCGAGCTTGAGGATCAGCGCAAGTATCGCGAGGTTCGCAAAAAGATTGACCGTATGGATGACCCGTACACATTTGCTGCCTACCAAAGCGGTCGCGGTTTATACGACGCAGCCCTGCAAAACTTTGCGGAGGGTGGTCTCAGCAATGTTCCTCGCTTCCTCTCCGGCGGCGGCGATGGCATGAGCGACTCCATCCCAGCAACGATCAATAACCGCCAACCTGCTCGTTTGGCAGACGGTGAGTTTGTGATCCCGGCTGATGTGGTGAGCCACCTTGGCAACGGCTCCAGCAAGGCGGGAGCCAAGCAGTTGTATGCCATGATGGATCGTGTGCGTACCAAGCGTACCGGTAAGAAGAAGCAAGCACCTGCGGTCAATCCGAGGAAGACGATGCCCGCATGACAGTCCTTGTTTACGCAGATTGTGATCCGTTTGCGTTTGTCGAGGAACTGGAAAAGCTGTTCCCTCTGAACTATGAGGAGTTGTGCGTAACAAAAGATTTCCCGCTTGCCCCGGACTATGATGCATACAGAAGGTTGGCTGAAGCGGGGATGCTTAGATGTATAACGGTAAGGGCAGATGAAGAGGTTATTGGATATGCCATATTTATTATCCAGCCTCACTTGCACTACCGCACTTGCAAGACCGCATTTGAAGACATTTACTTTATTCGGAAAGAGTACCGTAAAGGGAAAATTGGAATCAGGTTGTTTCAATATGCAGAGCAGGTTTTGAAGGGCATAGGAGTGCAACGGATCATCATGCATACCAAGGTGCATCTGGATCACTCTAGGCTATTTGAGTATTTAGGATACAAGTGGACAGACAAGCTGTTCACCAAAATTTTGTAGGGGTAACAATGGACTACTCACGCAGACAACTGGAAGCCCTCGGCGAGCCTATTGGCGAATGCGTCACTCGCGTAAAGCCGGGAGGCTTTGGTCGCATTTATGGCGGCGGCGGTAGCCCACCACCACCACCAGCACACACAACGCAAACGACCATTCCTGACTATGCCAGACCTTACATGGAGAAAGTCCTTGGCAAGGCAGGGGCGTTGACTGACTCTGCTTACCAGCCATACAAGGGTGACCGGATTGCTGGTTCGACGGAAGAGCAGCAAGCCGCTCGCGCTGATGTCGCTGGCATGGAGGGTCCGGGTCAGTTCGGTATGGGTACATCAATGGCGCAGCAAGGCGGCATTGGTGCGCTGGGTGCTGGTGATCGTTATTTGAGTGCGGTCACGAATCCAAATGCAGTCCAATCATTCATGTCCCCTTATATGCAGAATGTCATGGACATACAAAAGGCTTCTGCAATTCGTGATGCACAGAAAGCCCAATTGGGTGCTGACTTGGGTGCAGCTCGTCAAGGAACTTATGGCGGTGCGCGTCAGTTGCTTGCAACCACAGAGCGTGAACGTGCATTAGGTGGACAGTTGGCAGAAATCCAAGCCAAGGGTCAGCAAGCGGCGTATGAGCAAGCCTTGAAGAATATGCAGTTCGGGACTGAGACAGGTCTGCGCGGCGCTCAGACTGGCATCCAAGGCGCTCAGGTATTGGGTCAACTGGGTACATCGCAGCAACAATCTGCACTGGATTTGGCGAAGGCGCAGGAAGCCTTTGGCAGTCTTGAGCAAGGCGATAAGCAGCGTCAGATGGACTTAGCTTATCAGGACTTCTTGGCGCAGCAACAGCACCCGTATAAACAAATTGGCTTCATGTCTGACTTGTTGCGCGGCAGTGCCAACCTTGCTGGGACTGGCAGTAAATCTGTTTATGAAGCGCCCCCTAGTGCGCTATCGCAAATGGTTGGTCCGGGTCTCTTGGGTCTTGGCATCTACCGCGAGTTCATGAAGAGTTAAGGGGCAGGTATGAATCTGATTGAAATCTCTGAGCAACTCAAGGACGTACCTGATCAATTGCTCATGAAGGAAGTACAGTCTCCGAGTGGGGCGTATCCTGCCTATCTGGTTGTGACCGAGATGTCTCGACGCAAGCGTATGCGCGATCAGGCAATGAAAGAAATGCCGACCACATCCGTTGTTCAAGACCTGACACAGCCTAGCCGAGAGCAGGTGATGGCGGCGATGGCAGCAGCGCAGCGTCAAGCAGCACCACAGATGGCTCAAACAATGAGCCAGCCAATGAGCCAGCCTCGTTTAAACGCTCCGGGCATTATGGCAGCTCCCCAAGCAATGGATGCTCTTGCGGCACAGGATGTCATGGGCGCACAAGAACCACGCCGCATGGCAGGTGGTGGCATGGTGTCGTTCGCAGAAGGTGGAGACATAAAATACGATGACCGTGGCGTAGCAAGATTCCAGAACCAAGGTTTCGTTACAACATTCGAAGCGCAAGACGCCATTAGAAAAGAACGCGAACGTAAACAACGTGAACTAAGAGACAGCTTCCCAAACTTTTTTGAGTCATTTAAAGATTGGAGTGCGCGACAAGAAGCGGCAGCAGAAGAGATTAAAAGTCGTGGCAAACCTGCGCCAAGTCAAGCTGATGTTCGTCGGGTAGATAACTTTATTGACGCAACCATGCCTCCTGTTGCTGCGTCTCCAGCCGCCCCTCCGGCTGGCGCTGGTGGTGCTGGCGGTGGCGGCGGTGGCGGCGGTGGTGGCGGTGGTGGCGGTGGTGGTCGCGGCGCTCCTCCGGCTGCGCCATATGCTTTTACCATTCCTGCCTACTCCAGTAAGGTTGATGATCCACTGAGACAAGCGCGTGATGCATTGCTTGCTGACCAACCATTAACTGAAGAGCAAGAAGCTGCTGCCAGAGAGAAAGGCGTTGCGGCTTACAAGCAACAAGTGCCTTTCCGCATGGGATTCTTGGAGCAAGACATTGCCAAACGACAAAGCGAATTAGAAGGACGTCGTGGGTCAAACATCAACGAAGCCATCATCCAAGCTGGTCTTGGCATC